GTTGCAGATTACATGATGCCAAGAAAAGCAGATGTAACTAAACTTAGATCCAAAGGTGATAAACGAACTGAACTTATTTTTGATTCTTCTCCCTTACAAGCTGTAGAATTGTTAGCTGCATCTCTTCATGGAATGTTGACTAACCCTTCTACTCCTTGGTTCTCTTTAAGATTTAAAGATGAAATGGCAGAAGAAGATGAGGCAAAAGAATGGTTAGAGTCTGCAACAGAAACAATGTATGCAGCATTCAATAGATCAAACTTCCAACAAGAAATATTTGAATTGTATCATGACCTAATTACTTTTGGTACAGCTGCTATGTACATAGAGGAAGATAATGAAGATATTTTAAAATTTTCAACAAGACATATCAATGAAGTTTACATTGCAGAAAATGATAAAGGTAGAATAGATACAGTTTACAGAAGATTTAAAATATCAGCTAGAGCTGCAATACAACAGTTTGGTTCTGCTGTATCAAACAAAGTAGATACAGTAAATGCAAAAGATCCTTACGAAGAAATAGAAATTATTCATGCAGTTTATCCAAGAACAGATTTTAATCCTAACAAAAAAGATAAATCAAATATGCCATTTGAATCTGTGTACATTGAGTATGCAAGCGGTGATGAATTATCTGTTTCTGGATTTAGAGAATTTCCTTTTGTAGTACCAAGATATTTAAAAGCATCACATGAAATATATGGAAGATCGCCAGCAATGACTGCATTGCCAGACGTAAAGATGCTAAACGAAATGTCAAAAACTACAATCAAGTCTGCACAGAAACAAGTAGACCCACCTTTACTTGTTCCTGATGATGGATTTATTTTACCAGTAAGAACTGTACCAGGTGGACTAAACTTTTATAGATCAGGAACTAGAGATAGAATTGAAGCGTTAAACATTGGAGCAAACACACCTCTTGGTTTGAACATGGAAGAGCAAAGAAGAAACTCAATTAGAAATGCTTTCTATGTAAATCAACTTATGATGCAGCAAGGTCCACAGATGACAGCAACAGAAGTTATACAAAGAAACGAAGAGAAGATGAGACTACTTGGTCCAGTATTAGGAAGATTACAATCTGAATTATTAAAACCATTAATTGATAGAACATTCAATATTATTTTAAGAAAAAATTTATTTGCACCAATACCAGAATTTTTAGCAGGTCAAGATGTTGAGATTGAATATGTATCTCCATTAGCAAAAGCACAAAAGTCTACAGAGCTACAATCAATTATGAGAGCAATCGAAATCATGGGATCACTATCAAATGTTGCTCCAGTATTTGATCATATCAATATGGATAAACTTGTTAGACACTTGGCAGACATCGTAGGTGTACCGCAAAAAATATTAAAACCACAAAATCAATTAAATGCTGAAAGACAACAAGCAGAACAACAACAAGAACAAATGCAACAAATGCAACAACTACAACAGGTTGCTGAAGCAGGAGGAAAGATAGCACCATTAGCAAAGGCTTTGCCAGAAGAAGCTAAAGCAGTTGCCAATGCTGATGTCGAGTAATGGATCAATTAAAACAATTAGAAAAACAAATTAAAGCATTAAGAGAAGCATACAAACAGATTTTTAATTCAGATGAAGGTAAACTTATTATATCTGATTTAGAAAAAAGATGTCACTTCATGTCAACCACAAATGTAAAAGGTGATAGTCATGAAAGTGCATACATGGAAGGTCAACGTAGCGTACTTCTATTTATTAAATCAATGCT